CTCTATAAGTAAACGTTCTTTCTGAATGTAGCTCGATTATGTGCTTGTTAATAAATTTAATATATTCAAGTACAAAAAGATTGTCTGTATTTTCCGACTCATTCGGAAGATTAGTAAAATGAGAATGTAATTTAGTTTGAAAATTTACATTTAATTTATTTAATGTTATTTCGTTACTATCTGGCAATATAACATTCGTTGTACATATATTTTTAAATTTATCTAATAGATCAGTCATCTTTATTAAGTTTTAAATTAATTACCTTTACATATGCATTTATTGAATTTATTGTAATATTATTAAAGTCTTGATATGTAAAATTATATTGCTTCATAAGAAGTAGCTGTTGTTGTATTAAACTTTCATAGTCTTGAACGAAACATAAATATATTATATTTATAATTATATCTCTATGATATAGAAATCTACTATTGTAGTTTTTATTTACGTAATATACATACCCGTCATTTAATTTATCAATATACGTTTGTATGTATGGCATACTTTTTTTAACTAATGACAGGGGTATATGGTCGTAGTTGTTTGGATTAACGTCTAAAAATACATTTTGGTATTGAATTCTTTTAATACAGGAAGCAGGTAATGTTGAATCTATTCGCGGGTAACCTATAGTAATTTTATAATTATCAATATGATAGATGTCTTCATTATCGTTAGGTAGGTTTTTGAGAAAGTCATCTTTATAAATTATTAATTCCTTTTTATCTATATCTAATTTTACACAGTCATTAGTTTCTATAAATTTTTCTCTTTTACATTTATTTAAAAAATCTATAATATTTTTACTTGGAATTTTTTGTGTAATAAACGAAAATACTTTATCATATTGTTTATGTTTATAAAGTCTTGAAACTTCTAATACGTCATTATAACTTATCATTTAATTCTAATCACCACCTTCACCGCCTTTTTTCTTTTGTCGTTCTTGATATTGTTTTGTCCATTTATCTACTGTGACGGGATTGAAGGGTACTTCCACAGGAGGTATTGTAGATTTTTTAGAAGTAGCGCTCCCTTCACGCATATCTTTTCCTTTATCTTCTATTCTTTTCTTATTTCTCTGTATTGATTCATTAAACAATCTATTCGTTTCAGCAGCGGTACGTTCCGCGATTGCAATATCTTTTTGGCTTTTATACGATTGAAAATCTGGTTGCTTTTTCAATAAGTCGATAATAGCTTTATTATCCTTTTGATTTTGTATATTTTCACGAGCTTTTTGAATTCTTTCCTCTTGTTTTGGATCAACGAGAGGTTTTATCGGTCCACCTATAGGTGGTGCACCAAGGAAGGTACCTGTTGTATTTTGATCTGCAGTTGGATCTGGTTCCGGGAAGTTCGGTAACAACGGAGGTCGTTCAGGTAGAGGGTCATATTTCGGAAGACCAGTGGGGAATTGTTTTTTCTGGGCTTCTTCTAATGTTAAATCTTCATCACCAATCTTTTTATCACCAAGCTTTTTCCGTTCGGGTGGTGTTAATGGTAATTGCGGGGCTGGGTCTTCTGGTTTAATTATTGCCTCTTTTTGACCAAGATGTGGGAATTCATGTTCTGTTGGTTCCGGCATAAAATCTTCCATAATACCTTTTACTAAGGTCGCGCCTCGTACTGGTATACGAACATCATATTTAGAGAACCTCCAACCTACTGCTATAGAACCTAATTTTGTATCACCGTCATATTCGGCGACATTAGCATCCTTTATTACATATGGTATACAATCTTTATATGTATAAATTTTAGTAATTAGTGGCTCATTATCATATGGATTGTCGTTTTGTTTTGATATAAAATATATAGATATATCTGTTGTTAACCGCTGATCTCCTAAGTTACCATATACACTATATAATTGAACCCACGATCTAAATAAACTATCTATAATACTTACATTAGTTTCAGAAAATTGTATATCTAAATCATTATCAGGAAATTCTCTTGATTCCATAAAAGGACCAACTGGTAATAACCCGTTAATTAATGTACCTTTATTATTTACAGATGTAGTTTCTGTAGTTAGATTAACACCTGTTGATAAAAACATCCAATTATTACCACCACCAAAAAACGGTTGGAATACTTGTTTAGTAGCTAAATCTAATCCAGTTGAGTGACCGGTACCTGGTCGTATACCTAAATTATCTACATTTAACTCTATAACAGTTCCTGGTAAGTCATGGATTTGTACAAGAAAGAAATTTTGTGCAGCAGGGAAAGTTGCAAACTCCTGTAACAGTTGATAGAACTTTTGTCTTAGATCTGTTACACCAGAACTTTGTAATTGAAGGCTCGTCGCCATATGTAAATATTTAAGGCAATTAACCTACTAAAGCACCGGCTAGTTTACCTATAGTATTTACAGTACCACGTATTGCAGCATCTCTCCTGAAGAATTGATAAGCCATAGCTATGGTAACTGTTGCAATTTCACCGTCACCTGCCATTGAATAACCAATTTCTCCACAATCAACCGGGAAAACACCGTGAAGCTTATATGTACGCATTGGTTCAAATTGAGTATTTAATTGAACTAATGTAATAGTACTATTATTATGAAGTACACCATCACCAGTAGTAGTTTCATCGTTATAAGTTTCAGTTATCCAATTTTCCATTGCAATACGAGCATTAGTTGTCGCATCACAATAAAAGTCAATTGTATAAGAATCACTATTAGTATACGAAACAGTGCCTGGTACTTTAAACTCAAAACCATTATAAGGGACAGGTTTCGTGGCAATAGTTTTGCCTGGTAATACTGCTGTCGTAGCATATACTAGATCATTTTCAGTAAAAACAGGCACCCCCTTATTAGAAATATCTAATACACGAAATTGAAAGTCACGTGCGAAATCTCTTGTTTGCGCTACCTTATAAAAATCTTGAATTGTTTGTTTAATATCAGCCATGATGTTATAATTATTTAATGTTTACTTTAACTTTTATTGTCCAACTATCTCCTGAAAATTAACATCTGTGTTAACAGCGTAGAAGTTAACCAATATAAACTCTGCTGCTCGAACTGGCTTCAAATAGATATCTACTCTTAGCTCATTTTGATCAATAACACTAGCAGGGTTATTCCTGTCATCACAAACAATAAGGTAATCATATACACCTTCTGTTTGTTTGCAGTTTTCAAACATAGGTGTTAATGTATTAACGACCTTGTTTCTTGTTAAGAACGTATTAGGTTCAAAGATAAAGAATTTCAATGTCTCTCTTGTTCTTTTCTCTAAATCGAGGAACAATCGACGTACATTAATCCTATCAAATGCCGTAGGTGCTCGTTGTAATGTCTTTTGACCAAATATAACTATCCCTTCACCCGGGAACTGTGTAACAGGGTTAATTGCAATTTTATATAATTGGTCTCGTTGACGTTGTGTTGGGCTTATTGCGATGTCACTTACACCAGTAACAACACCTCTATTAAACCCGGCTGGTGCATACCAAGGAGCAAACGCCGCATCGTTTTGTGCGTAAATCTTTGCAGCTACACCAGAGAACGGAATCCATACTTGAGCACCAGCTACAGCATCTTCTACTTTCGCCCAGTTGCCGTATGTTGTTGCAAAATTACTATTAGTAACACTAAATTGATGCCTCAAAGGCCAATATACGTGCTTACTAAAGTTCTTAGTTTTATCATCTAATACTTTTTGACCAGGTCCAGATCCTTGAACAACTAACGGGCGGAAGGCGTCAGCAATAAAGATATGATCTTTTCTTGTTTCACGTGCAAATGATTCAAATCTATTGAATACAGTTATATAATTATCCCTATAGGTTATTGCTGTACCGGCAGTGTTGTCTTTCATGTTAGGGTCTGGTGTATAGAATCCTGTACCTGCACTTGCATCACCAATATCTTTAAAAATAGTATCATCAAATGTTGATCCATTACCTATAGCATGAACTGTTCCTAATCCAGCTTCAATAGTAACGTCCATTTCAAACACATCAACGTTACTACCAATTTCAAACACTCTATCCAACTTATCTGGAATACTGCCAATATTTTTATTAGTTACATCATTAGTTGTACTACTATAAACACCTAACGGCCATAACCCTTGCTCTTTCGAAAAGTTAGCATGTGTCCTTAATCTCGTTGATATTGGTGCTGTTGCTATCGCAGGGTTGCCTGCTGAGTTGTTCGCGGCGCTAATTACACCCATAGCGGCTTGCAAGCAACCAGCATTTGTACTATTAGTATGAAGTGATCGTACGAATTTACTAGGTGCTCCTTCACTCGCTGTCCATGATCCACTCTTTGTACTAATATACGGGTTTACTAAAACTTGAATATTAGGAGAACCAGATTCAACATTTTCAATGAAAAACGAGTTTTGTGGTCCACCGTTTTCGTTTTGAACCCTTCTAGAGGAATCTAATGAACCTGTATATCCTTCCGCTAAAAATTGAGTTAATTCAATTTCAGAATTTGAGAATGGAGTGTTTCTAATTTTAAAAATACCTAAATTAATACAGTCAATAAATTCAGGCCCTAGTTCCCATTTAGAGATATTTTCAAGAGATTTACTCACATTACTCTTTTCATCAGTTGCAGCGCCGGATAATGAAAAGTCATATCGGGATGTTGGAACAGTCGCAAAAGCAGCTGGAGTTTTATCTCCTGTTGATCCTGTAGTATAAATACGAGCACCAGCTGTATCATAAGGAGTGGATGGGTTAGTACTAGAACTATCTGATATCGCAGCATAATAACCTTCAAAATTGTCGTTAGTATACGTAGCGCCTTTATTTAAAACAATAATACCTGCTTTACCTAATTCAGTTGTATTACTAGTAAATGTATTAT